CTACCTGGTTAGTTCATCGTACTGTCTTTCGCAGACCCTTCCGGCTTCAGCTGCCCGGTCAGCGTATTCTGCCAGTTGCCGGTTTCGTTCGAGAGATTTTTCGAGCACGTCGGCAAGCAAAACTCCGGTGTCTGCGGCTGACGACCCAGCGCCGACAGTGGCGTTATACTGCCTGAGCTGCTCACGGATGGCAACGAGCTGCTGCTGCAGCCGGCCAGCGCGAGCGGCAGCATCAAGAGCATCATTGCGCGCCTGGTCGATCCTCTGCTGCGCTTCACGTTCATTGGTTGCTTTCTCCTGTTCGTCATGTTGACGGGCTTTATCATCTTCCGCTTTGCGGTCTGCCTTCGCCTGCGCATACCCGGCGTCGTACTGTCTGTCACCGTGAATATTCCAGGCTACAACACCACCGGCCACCAGAGCAGCAAGCATCGACACGATAAGCAACTGTTTCCAGTAGGCTTTCATGAATGCCTTGATCATGATGCCAGCACCTTCTTGGCCGACAGATAACGCACACGGCGATCGTCGATGCCATTTTGCCCGCCATTGATGATCTGCGTGACGCGCATCAGGTCGTCGGTGTACTTCAGGCATCCATATTTCACGAAGTACCACGCCGCGCTCCGCGCTGCATACTCGTCCTGCGCCAGCAGCTCCGGCTGCTTAACCAGATCCACCTTCAGGGCAGCCCCGCAATCGCGGTAGTTGTTCAGTCCGGTGGTCTGGATGAGACCGCGCCCGCGGTAAAACCAGCCGTCTGTCGGCCCGTTATTCCCCATGCGTTTGCTGTACACCAGATTGGCTATGGCTCGCTGCCTCTCCAGTGGCAACGATGGTTCACCCTGCCGGCGCCCGAGGGAATTAGCCTGGCCCTGCGTCAGTCGCCCGGCACGGACGAAACCAGCCAGCCCCGCCACGCTGTAATTGAAGCTCTCAACGAGCTGGGTAAAGCCAGTGCTTTCATGCCCGGCCTGGGCAATAAACATCGCCTGATCCAACGGCTTGATAATGCCAAACTCTTTCATGGCCGCCACAATGTGCGGATGCCAGCGTGTGGCCAGCGCCAGGCTAACGCCGGCAGCTTTCTGAAACTCGTTAATGTCCATGTTGCGACCTCGATATCTTGAAGATTTGCACGACGTTGCCGCGCGTCTTCAGCACCGCGGCGAACATCACAGCATTGATAACGACCTCAGAAAGATCTGCGGTCATGGGGAAGTGGTACAGGTATGAGTACGCGGTGCGCAGCGGGATACTGGCCGCCGCCACGATGAGGAAATAGGCTATCCACCCGCCCCAGCGGCGGTGGCGCGATCCGTTGCGCTGGAAGAACATCACCCGCAGCGCTATCCCGCCGCAGATGATGGAATTAGCGATAAGCAGCAGATCATGGCCTGTCATCGTCTTTTCCTCCCGGGATTAAATCGCGCGGATTGTCAGAGCGGTGATACAGCCATATCCCGACCCGCACCGCGACAATTGCCGCAACGAACGCACCAGCAGAATAGACAATACCCCGCTCGAACGAGTCCTGTGTGATGGTGGGGATCATGCTGGCAACACCGATAAGGATTGATGCTGTGGGTTTGTAGAAGAGAAGACCGCAAAGAAAGCTGAGTAGCGCCAGGAGAACGCGGCGCTTGACCGGATACTCGACAGCAGAGGTAACAAAAATTACCGCCCCGGCCAGCGATCCCAGCGCCACTTCAGGAGGTACGCCGGCGATGACTGCTGCCAGCGCACCATAGCTAAGCCCCTGATTTATTGTGTCAGCGGTTAGCGATGCAGACATGATGACCACCGTTTACTATGCATGATGAACCTCCTTAGTTTGGTAAGCTCATCATACACAACAAACCGTTTATGAATAAATGGTAACTAAAACTTATTACCCGTTATATCCCCCAACTCTAACTTTCAGCGTCGTCAAGTTAACATTCGCTGTTATATTTAAAACTCCAGATCCAGATGACACGGAAAATAATCTTCTACCACCACTCGTACCACCTCCTCCTGAAGGCGGTGTCGTATCTAATTCGCTTACGATAGCGAAAGATATTGTTCCCTCGCGATTTGATACGAATAGCTCTAGACATTCCGTCCATGTATTTTGAGAAGAAGACCATGCATCAATAAATATTCTCTGGGTGGTTCTGTTTGGTATAGCGATCGGCTGAACTTCACCTGTGCTAAAAAGACCTTTAAAACGAGTGTCATACTCAATATAACTTATATTATATCCTGCATTGCTTGCTGGATCTTGTGATGTATAAGAAGTATAAGTTCTTATGCCATCGTGAGATATAGTTAGTAAAGGACGAGCAAATTGATCTCGATGAATGTATGCGTTAGCTCTTATCCCGTTACTCTGCAGATCAATATCTGCAGTACGTGGATTAGGGAAGGTCGCTTTTCCGCCAACATCAAAAACATCATAATGATTTGCAACTGCAGGAATCCATCCGTTCCTGTCCAGATTTCTAAAGAAATCCTCGAAAGCCAGCCAGTATGATTGCTGATGACCTAAAAGGTTAGGGTGAACAGTCTGTATTTCAGGGGTCCGGTCAAATAATGCCGTTTCACCATATTTAGCAACAGCATCAAACCAGTATTTTTCCACATCGATAAGCACGCAACCCATTTCTACAGCGATTTTCCTGATCGCATCGTTTCCTCGAAGGAAGCGGACACCTGCTTGAATATTTACCCCATTCCACTCAAACGTGACATTTGAGTTTGCGGCAGATGGTATAATGTCATTATCAGAGACTGGGGCCGGAGAAGATGAAGGCCATATTTGAGAAATTCCAGCAGGCATGCTCCAGCTATATTCAGAAATATTCGGATGAGGTGTGGTTGTTAGCACAACATCCCCGCCGGCCTCCCTGACCAAATTAATAGCATTTCGAAGGCGCTGTTTAAATCCGTTTTCATTGAATGTTTGCCCGGCATTATATTGTGCGGTAGGAAAATCATTCATTCCATATATAAACAATGCAATATCAGGATATATTCCTTCAGCTACAACAGCAGGCCATTGATTAGGGAAGGTGCGAATAAGCAGGTCATTTCTTCCCAAGCTGACTCGCTGATTAAAATTTCGCGGATCTGGGCCGATTTTTTTCCCGCAAACACATCGAATCAGCCTATTTAGGCTATTTTTTCCACCATTTCTGGCGTTATTTCCGGTTTTTACTGAGATCTCTCCCACTGACGTATCATTTGGTCCACCCGAAACAGGTTGGCCAGGGTGAATAACATCGCCAGTTGGTTATCGTTTTTCAGCAGCCCTTTGTATCTGGCTTTCACGAAGCCGAACTGCCGCTTGATGATGCGAAACGGGTGCTCCACCCTGGCACGGATGCTGGCTTTCATGTATTCGATGTTGATGGCCGTTTTGTTCTTGCGCGGATGCTGCTTCAAGGTTTTTACCTTGCCGGGACGCTCGGCGATCAGCCAGTCCACATCCACCTCGGCCAGCTCCTCGCGCTGTGGCGCTCCTTGGTAGCCGGCATCGGCTGAGACAAATTGCTCCTCTCCATGAAGCAGATTACCCAGCTGATTGAGGTCATGCTCGTTGGCCGCGGTGGTGACTAGGCTGTGGGTCAGGCCACTCTTGGCATCGACACCAATGTGGGCCTTCATGCCAAAGTGCCACTGATTGCCTTTCTTGGTCTGATGCATCTCCGGATCGCGTTGCTGCTCTTTGTTCTTGGTAGAGCTGGGTGCCTCAATGATGGTGGCATCCACCAAAGTGCCTTGGGTCATCATGACGCCTGCTTCGGCCAGCCAGCGATTGATGGTCTTGAACAATTGACGGGCCAGTTGATGCTGCTCGAGCAGGTGGCGGAAATTCATGATGGTGGTGCGATCCGGCAGGGCGCTATCCAGGGATAATCGGGCAAACAGGCGCATGGAGGCGATTTCGTACAGGGCATCTTCCATGGCACCGTCGCTCAGGTTGTACCAATGCTGCATGCAGTGAATACGCAGCATGGTCTCCAGCGGATAGGGCCGTCGGCCATTGCCCGCCTTGGGATAAAACGGCTCGATGACTTCCACCATGTTTTGCCATGGCAGAATCTGCTCCATGCGGGAGAGGAAAATCTCTTTTCGGGTCTGACGGCGCTTAGTGCTGAATTCACTATCGGCGAAGGTGAGTTGATGGCTCATGATGTCCCTCTGGGATGCGCTCCGGATGAATATGATGATCTCATATCAGGAACTTGTTCGCACCTTCCTTAGCAAGAAAGTTATTTATAGTAGAGCCATTGACTGATTTGTTAGTAAAATTGATAGGGTATATACGCTGTTTATTAAGCGTTTCGTTCATGTATTCAAAGAATTTTGCAACAGGCGCTTGCGTGGCGGGATCTGGCAGCGTTGCGCCATTGCCAACTGAAGAACCAAACCCATAGAGTCGAAATAAGTTCTGATAGCCAGAAACCCCATGCCGATAAGCTGTTAATTTATTGATGAACTTTGGGAAAAGAGCCTGTGATGATCCAGACGCAGCGCGAATAGAAGCCTCTACCGTTCTTCCTGTTTCAGTAGCAACCAACCCTGCACCATCCTTGGATGCCAGCTTAATTGCCAGATCAGCTGTTTGCGTCTGTCCCGCAATCGGCACAGGATCCCCCTGGTCATTGCATCCAACCAGCATATTTGCTCTGGCTCGTACAGATGCCATGATTCCTACCTGACTTTCCGGGACTCGCAAAGTTCGCTGGAAAAGACCATCTGCATGATGAGCGCTGTCATTGTCTCCCGAGTCCACATAAGATTTTGTTGCTGCATCCTGTGCCTGTGACGGGTCACGCAGATTACGAATGCGGTTGTTGAGTGCGTCGTAATAGTTCGCGATGAACGACGGCTTACGCAGCGCCAGGCGGAGAAAGCTGAAGCACTGCTGGATAAGCATGGTCAGCTTGTCGAACGCATCCTCATGCACCTCTGCGAAAAATTTCCCCTGGTTACGCAGATCAGTCTCCTGGGTAACAGGCAAGTCACGTGAGATAGAGATTTGCCATCCGTTGGCCAGAGGTGACATCAACACAACGCTCCCACCTGAATAGCTTCCCGCCCCGGTAACGGAGTAATCGGTATCCAGAGTAAGTACCGTAATATTTTCGTTAAGGTCAGCAACCTGTACTGTCAGATCTGACTTCTTGAAGATACGAAACGTGTACGGGAAAGATGTGGTAACGCCGTTACCTGTGTAGTCGTTATGGTCGACTTCGGTTGAGACCGTCATATGAAATCTCCAGATGTCGCAGCGCCCGGCGCGCTACACTGCAGACCATTCTATTACCAATAAAACCGTATATGAATAATACGTACACTCATGAATGGCATTATTACCTAAAGGGTAAACAACATGCCCCTAGAATTTACATTTTTCTTTTGCTATATGTATATATATACAGTATTTATGGGAGTATTCCTAATGCCAGAGCGGTACCAGTATCCTGTCGACGAAGGTTTTGCGGATCGTATTCACACCCCGGAAGGGGTCAGATCCCTGGTTGTAAAATCACAGCTGATGGAGTTGCTCAGGGAAATGGAGCGAGACGGCCACGATGTCAGCGGTGCGGCGGCGGAACTGGTGGCACTGGTTAACTATGTGACAAGCTCGCAGTTGTCGATGCGGGAGCTGCAAACACACCTGGATTTCTGCGCAATGCAGATCAGGCAGCAACTCAGATAGTGATTGAAATCAAAATAACGATGGGTTTATTATTACCAAAATGGTAAATTTACAACCCATTTCCCTTGTGCCATAGTGATCGGGCATCGGCAAAATCCGGTGCCGGGATTGGCGTCCCGGATAACTAAACGGCGCACAACACGCGCACTGCGTGTTTTTTTGTGCACGCGCTCTGACGCACCTATCCAATGGTGGGCTGGGCGGGGGTCCGAAAGGACGCCGGTATCCGTTTAGGCCGGTACGCCAACTCCGTTCAGTTCACCACCAGTAATTGGCGTTGCGGTGGTGATAACTCTACTAAGCGGGGTATCACAATGAACACCAAACCTTCTATTTTCAATTTCGAATCCGACTCAGCTATTCGCGCCATTATGATCGATGGAAATCCTTGGTTTTTTGCATCCGATGTTTGCCGCGCGATTGGCATCGCAAACCATCGTGATGCAGTTCGCAAACTTGATGATGATGAGAAGGGCGTCGGCTCAACCGACACCCTTGGTGGTGAGCAGGAATCAGTTATCATCTCTGAGTCTGGCCTCTACACTCTTATCCTCCGCTGCCGCGATGCGGTGACGCCGGGCACCATCCCCTACCGCTTCCGCAAGTGGGTAACCAGCGAGGTGCTGCCGCAGATCCGAAAGACTGGCCGCTACGTTCGGGAAGAACTCTCCCAGGCTGATAAAGCCCGCATGCTGGCGCAGGAGATGACCAGCAGCATGTTGCCGGCGATCATGGATGCACTGCAGGTCGAGCAGAAGCATTACACCTTCCCTCTTAACCGACGTTATCAGGATCACATCCATTCACCTGATGGCCTGCGTGAACTGGCGAAAAGCTCAATGGTGATGAAGCTGCTCCGCGAACTCGATGCTGATGGGCATGACGTATCCGGCGCGGCGGCGGAGGTCACGGCCATGCTCAGCTACATTGTTGGTATCGGCACCGTACTGCGCGACATAGAGACGCATGCTCAGTACGTGATGGCTAAGGCCAAGGGTTACTGAGGCTGCTGGAGAAGGTAACAGTAGATAACAGATCGGTAGATGCAAGCCCGCAATGCGGGCTTTTTATGCGCTTTGTTGTGACATGTCACGCAACGCAGTTGTTTCCTCTCCAAGAGACATTTTTGATTATTTTATCACTGCCGAATTCGACATAAATTGTGCAGCTAAAATTAATAGAGTAACCGCCATCAGTTGTGGCGTAGGTATTTGAATATACAGTATTACCTATAACGTTTGAAGTTGTATTATATGTTGTAGTTTGAGGAACATTGTAAGTTCCAGAGTTTGAGTAGACGTACACTCTGTTGCCATCTGGAGATGTTAACTCCCCTGTCGGATACCCCCATTGTTGAACCATTGAGTCAATTGTTTGCCCGCGCCATGAGAGCATGTTACGCTCAAACTGAGCCGATGTTTGGCAGCCAGACAATACCATTGCGATAAAAATTACTGCTAATCCTCTTAACAATTTTTTCTCCTTATTAGGTAGTCATTATGAAATCTAAAATGATAACCTTCTTTTTAAGATTGACTGTTTTAGCCGTCTTTATATTAGCTTTAAATATAGTTATTTACGGCATACCAAGAATATTTGGCATGCCATGGATAAACTAGTTGCCCACCGCCTTCCCTAAATCTGGCGCTCTGCGTGGCGCAGTATCGCCAGGCTCCCACCAACTCGTTGTGTTGAATTCCCGCTGAGCGCGGTCCCTAACCCGGTCGTTGTACCCTGGGTTTGCCATCTCCTGAAGCTGCTGCAGGATCAGGTGATTGGTGATCGCCTTAGCATACCAGAGGTTGGCAAACGGGGTGATCATACGAGCGGTCTTTAGCGCATCGGCGCCGAAAGAAGTATCTTCTCCCTGAAGCGCTTTCTGTGGGTTGGTGATCAGCAACTTTGTCAGCTGTTCGGCGAAACTCAATACCGGACCGCCAATTGTGGCCGCGATGCTTGACCCATATTGCGTGTGATCCTGGAACAGGAAATCACCATAGATACCGAACGAACCGCCTTTCAGCAGCGCCTGCACCCAGGTAGTTGGCTTTGTCATGTCCAGCGGGTCATTGCCTGTCAGCAGGCTGTTCATCTGGTTAGCAAACATCCCGGCCAGCGTCGTACCCGCAATATAGGACGCCAGGAATTTGATAGCTGGCACCGTATCAAGATCCTTGGAGCGGTTAACCAACTGGCGAAAACCAGCGAACGGCGTGGTTTTAAAGAGCATGAAGCTTTTAAGCAGCTGGCCGGCATCATCGCGGGCGTAGGTATCCAACCCGGTGGCCGTTGTCACTGCGCTGGTCATCTCACCGTGAGTGATCCCCAGCAATTTCTGAGCAGCTTCCGCCCGGGCGTTACGCACCATGCGCGTAATCGTCTGCTCTGCCTCTGCGTCGAATGCTTCCTTCATCCGCTTCAGGCGTTCAGGTGACATATCGCCAAGCGCTGCCAGTGCCGTATCACTACCGGCGCGCACCTGGGCGATCCTGTCAGCCATAATATTGGTGATCACCTCATCCGGAACGGCGTAAATAGCGTCCGGCGTCATGCCCATATGTCCGGCTGTAGTCATTGGCCGCAACTCTGCTGCTGCCATGATAGCCCAGTCCTCATTACTCCATCCCTTATTTGCCAGGATGGTTTTATCTGAGCCCTTAACTTCATCCAGGGTCTTAAATTTGCGGGTTAGCTCGCCAATGTTTTTATACATCAGCAGGCCGAATGACGCCTTGTTTGCCCGGTCCATTGCAATCAGCCCTGACCACTTCAGGGTTTTCTCAGCAAACCAGCCGGTAATGCCGCGAGACAGATCAAACCCGCCCATCTTCGATACGACAGCAGCATGCGAATCTACAAGCAGGCCAAGCTCTGCATTCGCGCCCTTCGCATCGCCGTTAAACAGGTTCCTCAGCGTATTTGCAGAGAGCCGCATACCATTACGGTCAAAGCCCAGAGCCTGCGCATTCGCGCGCATGATAGCCTGATCGCTGGTTGCGGTCAGAACGCTGGTACCGAGCATGGCGCTGGTCATAAGGTTGCGGAGACCGCCAACAGCCGACGTGAATACGCTCGATGTGGCCGCGCCATTAAGGCCGGCCATTGAGTTAAACATGCGCTCGACCATCTTGCGCTCATCGTTCATCTTGCCGACTTCCTTCCCGCCAGTCACCGCACGCTGATATACACGGTCCAGCACCAGGGAAAAGTTTCTTGCAGCATCAGGTCCGAATGCTTTCACCACCCCAAGATCGCGCGAAGAAGACTGCAGGTGCGACATCATCACGCCAGCAACCGGCTGCTGAGTGTAGCGCTCCATGTAGGCAAAATGGGATTGGGCGTCTTTAAACGCCATCACCCTGCTCTGGGATCCGCGGTTCTTTATCCCGCCGGTCCCCATGAATGCGCCCGGGTCGATTTTGTTGGCACCGTCGGTGGCCTTCGTTTCAAAGATCGCTTCCAGCGCCTGGCGATACTCTATGTCATTCATCGGGCTGCCGTCAGGATTAACGTAATTGCTGCGATCCTGGGTGTTGTAAACGTCGTCCACCCATGCCTGCCGCGCAAACTCAATCGGCGGCTGGCGGCCAGAAAGCCTCGCCTTAGCCTGTTCTGCCAGCGGCAAAGATGCCAGCCACTCATCGCGCCCGGCGTTGCGGATAAAATCGGCGTCATCTACATACGGCAAATGCCAGTCGTCGCGCAACCCGATATCAAAACCGTTGTCGTTCATCTCCTGCCGGGCTCGGCTGGTTACGTCGCTCCAGACTTTTGCGATCTTCTTCGCCTGCGGGTTACCGGTATCTTCACCATACAGCTCTTTCAGGATCTGCAGTTGTGCAGACTTAGCCGCCTGCTGATCGAAAAAGCTGCGAAAACGCTGCTCACCAAGGGCCTTGCTTTGCTCGAAGAATTTTCGAACGTCATCCCCGGCTTTGAGCATTTCAGCGCTGAGCTGGCGTGACCAGTCCTGATAGGCGCCTGTCGCCAATTCCTCAGCAGAAGTGACATTGATGTCAGGATCCTTGCCGAAAATCTTCGTGCGGCGCCCGGCAAATATAAACTGCTGCAAATTGGCGGGTGTCTGCTGTTCTGGCGGGATATTCGCATCGAGGGTGTCTGTTACCCTGCTGATTGCCAGCGCGTTCTGTGCGACGCGCTGGCGCTTCTTATAGACATCATGCACAACGCGCTGACGCACAAGCTCAGCGGCCTCCATGTACGTCTGTGCATCAGGGATACCAGTCTTTCCTTCCCTGGCGTTTTTCCGGTGAACGTCGCGCACGGCCTCTTTTATCCGGTCTTCAATATTTTTCAGCTCATCAGCCTTGGGCTGGCGACCCAGCGTCTGGGCAATGGCTTCAACACATGCCTGTTTCATTATGGGTTCCTCAGGAAGCACGCTGCTGCAACGGAATAAACTTTCGACTCTGCCTGTACGGTCTGGATCTGGTCGTCAAATTCAGACAGAACATCAGAAAGTTTTGCTGGCTGTCCGGTGTCAGGGTGCGCGATCGTTAATTCTGGATTCGCAGTTGCCATATCACGTGCGGCCATCAGGTCGTAACTGTTTGATGAAATCGCTTGGCCGGTGTCAGGATCAACACTGACCTGCCCGCCAGTTTCGTCGGCTGCCGTAAATGCACTTTCTGCGCGCGGCGCCGGAGCTTCTCCAGCCAGTTCTGACGGCGTTTCATACCTGACACCATTCTCTTCGAAAACCTGCTGCATTGCATGGTACTGCTCGTTTGCTGATTCCAGCATGCCGGGCCGCGTCGGACCATCCAGCCCACGGGCCATCATTCCGATGTTCACCGGTTGCCCGTCAGAAAGCTGGCGATACGCTTCATCCATGGCCGACACATGGCTGTTGATACTTTCGTTGCTGGCATGCAGAACAGGGGCCGACTCGATGTCGTAATAAAGCCCCTCGTTCAGAGTGTGGGCCGCATCGATGTCGCTAGGTTTAATTTCTGTCTCACGCACCAGGCCACGCATACTTTCAGGGATGATCCCCTGCTGAATACGGGACAGATCAGCGCGGGCCTCATAAAACTGACCGCCCTGCTGATGTGGCGCAAGAGTGTCGCGGGCATTCTGAAGGCGCTCTCTGGCAGTAGCGAGCTGGTTGGCTATGTCATCAAGCTTCGCCCTGTTTTCAGCATAATAACGGCGATTAGCGCCACCGCTTCCGGTTGGTGCTGCATCTCGGATGGCTTTATCCTGAGCCTCAAGTTTCGCTACTGTACGCTCACCATTAGCAATTTCTGACTGCCACACCTTCCTGTCACCACGGGATAAAAGTTGATCTGCGTTCTGCTGCAATTCATTCATTCGCGATTCGTAGGTAACCTGCGGCACCTCTGGCGCAGTAGGGCCATCACCTAACGGGGAAGGTTGCGGTGCTGCCTCATTTCCCGGTGACGGTGAAGCAGTTTCTTCAGGAACGCTCTGAACCTCTGCCGCGGGGATCGGCGCTTCGGTATCTGCCGGAGGTGGTGTATCAGCATTTCGCGAGGCCAGGTGATGAGCACCACCAAAGGCACCGCCAAGCACAGCGTCAACCAGCATCGCCTGCCCATCAAATACCCGGTACTGCTTCGCCATATCGGAATAGCCTTTCTCCTCCAGTGTTTCGCCAACTGAATAACGGTTAAGGCCACCAAATCCTGTGTTGATTGCGACGCCTGACGCGATGCGCGTGGCCAGCGTCGTACCGATAGCAGCGGGAAGCGCCATGCCTGCGGCATTGAAGGAGCTCTGTTGTGCAGCCAGATTACGCGCCGTTGACTCGTCTACACCTTTGGCTCTGAAGTCCTGATATGACTGTTCATAGGTAGAGCCAAAAGCCGTGGCGGCGCCGACCGTAGGGCCGCCGATGATTGAGGCACCAATCGCTGGCGCAAACTGGCCGAGCCCATAAAGCACCTCTGCGGCCGTACCCTGACTGCCGGCGTCTGGTTTCACATAACCAAGCATTTCCTGCAACTGCTTACCGATCGTGTCGTAGGTGTCATTAAGGGTTTTATCAGCATCAGGGAACATAACGCGGAAAATGTTAACCGTCGGCGCCACATCTGCTGTAAATGCGGGATCGCTGATTAGGCGCTTGCTGAATCCCACAGCTGATTGAGCAAGACCAATTGTTCCACCAATCAACCCGCGTACAGGTGCGGAGGCTGCCCCCTGAAAAAACGTCGGATCGTAGTCTTCTGGCCGCGCCGGATTAGCCGTCGTTTTATCGTCCGTCCATGCCTGGCCTTCAGGAGCCAGAGAAAATACATCAGCCATTATTCAACCCTCACGACTATTGCCTGATTTGTTTTTGGGTCTGTCGCCCAGCGCCCGCTGCCGCTCACCAGGCGATACTGGTTATTACCAATGTTCACCGGCGTAAAGTTTGAAGCGGCATTTTCATTCAGCCCGGCGTCTTTCAGCGCCTGCTGTGCCGCCACTGTGTAGCGATCCTTGAAAGTGGATTTATCCATGCCGAACGGCATTACCACATCACCACCATTGAAGCCTTTGTAAACCCCGCCGGTGGCGTATTGCGCGGCCTTCTCGACCACATCAGAATTAGCCGCATCGGTGCGGGTCATCGCGGAATCTCCAGACTGGTAAGCGATCCCGGCGTAAGCGGATTTGAACAGGCTATAACTCAGCTGTCTGGCCTGCGGGTTATTGGCAAATGCATTGCCAACCTGATCATCAAACGCACGCTTCAGCTTGTCCTCGCTGGGTAGTTGAACCGGCGTGATCCCGGCATCTTTCATGCCCTTCGTGGGGTTAAGCAGTTGATCACCGGCCAGGATAACTTTAGAGACATCATATTTATTCATGGTCGGCTTGTAGCCAATGAACTGGCTGTACGCGATCGATGGCTTCGTGTTGTCGTACTGATTATCCGGGGTGCCGAGCAACAGCGCAGAGTAAGCGGTGGCCGCGCTGCTCGGTGCAATGGCTGAAGCAACCTGCCGCATCGCGGGAGCCGGAAGTGTCTCTCCCATGGTCTGCAGGAGCTTTATCGTCTGGTCGACATTTTGCGTTCCGCGTACCTGCTGAGCCAGAGCATTGGCCTCTTCACTGCTTAGTATCGGGGCATTGATTCCCAACTCACGCAGCCGATCCTGAGATGAAAAGCGGTTGGCTACTTCAGCAGTGATATCGTTTGGATTGTTACTTGAGATAGGCTTATAGGCGCCGATGTCCACCGCGGCATTGAACGGATTATTCTGGCGCTGGCTGATCACCTTCGTAGCGGCGGCTGATACCTGGTCGAATAATTCAGCCCGTGATGCATAGCCCTCACCGGTCTGTTCCGGCGTCGGCTTCAACTGGTTGACGTATGCCGTGATGCTGCTGGTCGGCATGTTGCGGAACGAGCCTATGTACTGCCCGGCAATCTGCGTATTCCTAAATTCTGTGTACCGCTGGTTGCCCTCCCGCACGCCGTAGGCAGCCATAAAATCAGCTTCCCCTGGCGGGTTTGGGAACTCAACACCTCGCATGTAAGCTGCGGTGGCGTCGCGAACCTGGCTATCGATAGCCGTTCTGTATTCGGCCTGCTGCTGCCGGCGGATCTGGTCAGCCTGGCGCAGAAAAGTGGCCTGCGCTTCCGGCGTAGCGGCGTCGAATGCTGCATTTCCGGTGTAGCGTTTATTGCTGGTTGGCAACTGAGAGAGGCCCAGCGCGGCGCTGACGCCAGTTGATAGCTGGTCAGGACTGTATGGTTGCGTGCCATTTTCATGTTTAATGATGGCGGCACAGAGCGCCTGCAGCGTATCAGGGTTTGATGCATCAAGCGGCTGGTTTGCCGTTACGCCTAACTGCGCGCAAACCGCTTTGATGTATGCAGCCGTGTCGTTATTGTCAGACGGCGGCGCCCAGCGGTTAATGATCTCGCCAACGGTATCAATCCCCTGCCGCTGGTAGGATATGAGGTTGCGGCCCAGCGCGCGGATCCCATGCTCAGGGGTCTCGAATTTAGCAAACCGGCCATCACTACCAGTCTGCCCAATCCACGGGTTAGAAGAGCTCGCCTCTAAGTTCCCCGGGTTGTTGTTGCGTACCCCGCGCGGGCCCTCTGCTGATGCTTCACCACCGCCGGCGACAGCCCGACGTGAACCTGCGGCCGTGTCGCTCAACTCACCGTTGCTCTGAATGAATCCGATCGCGTTATTTGCTGACCACTGAGAAAGCGCGCCATCAGCTACCTTCTCTTTGAATTCTACCTTTTTGGCTTGTATTTGCTCAGGGCTCCACCCATGTGCGGCGCCGAAGCTTTCTATTTGCTGAAACGCCTGCTGATTAGCCAGCACATAGTTGGCGTTATCGCCGTACATCGCCGAAGCGGTTTTGGCGCCGGTGGTCAGTGTTGCCTGGAACTGCCCCTCTTCATACGCATTGAGCTGCCCTATCTCATGCCGGCCAGCCTGAGATGTAAACTGGATGCGCTGCTGCTGAGCCTGCTGCAGGAATCCCTGGCGCGCCGACTCCGGCAACTGCATCGCCAGCTCCTGAGCCTTTGCGTCAAAGAGTTGGGTGTATTCCTGCCCCTTGCCGAGGGCATTTTTACCCTGCAGGTTAAGCAGGCCATTCTGCGGGTTGGTCATCAGATCGCTTGCGGTCTGCGTCAGTTGCAGCGATGCATCCTGAGCCATAGCGACATCAGCGCGCTGTTTAGCCTGGCCGAATACGTCAAGCGCCTGGCTTCCTGCGCTCAGCAGCGCATCGCCGGCGTTTGGTTGATCGAACACCTGAAATCCCTGAGTGGAAACGCCGCGGCTTTCAACCTGACGTCCGGCGACTGTTGGTACAACTGGCATAGTTCTCTCCTTATCGACCGGTAGGCGTGCCGATGGCAGCAGAAATTGGTGCGGCCTTGCTCTGCGCGAACGGACTCCATGTGCCACCAAACGTCTGATACGCTCCATAGGCTTTCAACGGTGCCGTGAGTAACGTTTGGGTTACAGCAGCGTTGGACTGACTTTTTGCTGCATTCCCTTCTGCGATCGCATTCATACCCTGAACCTGGTACCCATACGCCTCTCGCTGCGCATTATTCACGGTAGTAAGCGCGTCGAGCGTCCCGAACTGCGCCGTATCACCGAAAATATCCAGTGATGTGCCAGAGGAAAGATCGGCCCCGGTTGCGCCCATAGTCGCGGCCTGTGTACCGGCAGCCTGCCGGCTTCGGCGGCGCACCTCTTCAGCCTGAATATTGCCGCGGTTAACGGCATCCTGCGCCTGAGTTTCGGCAATATCAGCATTCTGGTTAGCAACCGCCTGGGCATATTTACCTTGTTGATGCTGGCTGTATGCCTGCATAGCAGACATAGCAACCATGGCAACCCCTACAGCAACTGGTCCACACATCAGTTTTTCTCCATGTAAAAGCGGTGAAACGGCAGTCCGAGCACACCATACGGCGCCGGGTCTTCCAGGGTAAAACCGAGCCAGTGCAGCCACGCTTTTGCGACGTGGTTACGGGCATCGACATAATTTTCGAGATACGGATAGACGGACAGCATTGCAGCAACCACCTTCCTGCAGCGGCGCAGAAATGTGCGCTGATAGCGATCCAGATCATCCGTGCCGACAAGCCAGGGGATCCCGCTGCCGCCAATCATTGAAGCGGGCGCCACGCCAAATACGGTGACAACGCGGCCGTTTATCAATCCTGCACAGCAGAAGGTTGAGGTGCGAAGGCCACATTCCAGAACACGGGCAGCACTCCAGCCATTCGTGGCGGCAAACTCTTCGATATCTGCCAGGCGCACGCGGGGGATAATTTCAGCGATGTGCTCTGCGGTGGCCGGGACTATCTGAGCGTTAATCATTAAAAGCCTCCCACGGTAATGCGGGGGATCACCGCCAGTACAGAAAGCGGCAGCGGATCAGTCTGACGGATTTTTACCCGCCCATTTTTATCCCAGTTGCTGTCGAGCTTGACCTCTACTTTGCCTGTGGCGTCATCAACCGGATCGTCGTAAAACTCAAACTCGCGCTGAGGGTATTCGTACCACTGGCCGCCTGGAGTTGATGCCCAGATGCCTCGGCTGGCGTTGACCACCAGCGTCACGGAATTGATCAGCTGTTTCTTATCGAGCAGCGTCTCCTGCCCGTTAATATTGATGTCCAGGGTTTCAAACTGGGCGTTAATCGGCAGGCCGATGTGGACCACGGCGCCGGGTTTCTCCAGCGTAACGGCGCCGCCGGTGACGACTTTCTGCGGCTCTACGCTGGCGTCGGACAGTACATTGACGGTCTGCCCCTCAAGGTGATCGAGTCCGGCGAATGTCTGGCGGGCCATGTACCAGTTAGTGGTGGCGGCGTTGCGCAGGACAGGAGGAATATTCCGGTTTGCCGTCACGGTTACCGAGTTACCGCTTTCCACCGAAATAATGTCGCAGCGCAGCTGCATGGCGACGGCGCTACCATCTTCAGGATCGGTTCCTGTGTAGGGGAACTGGATCTGTGCGCCGACATCTCCCGCGGTAAAATAGCTGGCCCCGCTCATCGTCAGGGTATACGGAACCTGATAACTCCAGTCCCCGCTTCCACCGCCGATAGTAGCCGCCCGGCTGCCGGTATTGCGTCCGTCATAGGTCAGTCCGCTGTCGACAAAGAAAGCGTCAAGGTCATCAGTAAACTGGCGACTGGCGAGCCGCTCGATGTAGCGTTTCGTCTGGCCGTTAATAGTGCGGTTAACCACGAAATAAATTGCGTCTTCGCTGCCTTCGCTTATTCCGCACGTGCTTTCATATTTCCCGGCACTGGATTGTGGAGACCAGGCAAAAACCTGCTGATCGCGCAGATAGGTAAGCACCAGCAGCTTGCCATCGTCACGCACGCAGAACGCGCTGGAGAATGGGACAATACAAAATGCCCAGTCGACAATACTGCGTTTCTGGAAAAGGTGATTGGCGAGGATAGTCAGGTCATTACCCTGGAAGCCATCCACATCAAACGAGTAGGCCAGATCCCGCACAACGCTGCCCTTCTCCTGGATAAAGAGCGCGATATTCGAAACCGCGATAGGAGGTACATCGCTGCAGCCGTTTGAGCCCTGAGAACTCAGGGAGAATGCAGAAGGCGTAAGCACTTTATTCTGGTCACCGGTCACAACAAACTCACCGCCGGAGGTCAGAACAACAAGCGATCCGACATCGATAAGGTGGCGAATTTCGTTAACCTGCCGGCCAGCGTAGGTATAAACGATCCTGTCATCATCCTGCGTCGGGTTGCTCTTGCCGAAGTCTTTATAGTCACCGGTACGGCTGGCCCAGATGGTTTGCGGATACGCAGGGGATGCAGCGAAGTACAGCCTCTGCTGGTAGTAGACAACTGTCGCCGGATAACCATTGACGCTGTTCCAAGCGTATCGAGCCCACTTGTAGCTGGCCTTGTCAGCACCGACAACGTTTTCAGGGATACGAGAAACAACATCAGCGGTTGCAGTCAGCCCGTCACCGGCTACAGCAGTGATCCGCACAATGCCAAAACCACTATGCAGGTATTCCCACTGCACGCCTGTATCATCATCGCCGGTCCCACCCCATCCATCCCACGCCATACCTTCGGTGTGTGATGGGCGTAACGTCCCGGTTTTTCCTTCGGTATTGGCGCGATAGTAGTTGCTGTCGGCGCGCCGGATATCCTCGATCGATGTGCTCTTGCTGGTTTCCCATACTGGTACAGAGTCAACGGCTGGCTGCTCGAGGTAGAACAGCTTTCCGACCTGCTCGGCGCCGAATATTGCAGAGCTCGCGGTAAGCGTGATTGTCCCGGTTGTGGCGCTGGCCCAGACAGTTTTGGACTCGTCGACGTTGATATCCTCAAACGGGCCGTTAGTTGTCTGTACATCGACGATCTGCCAGTTGTCATGCGCATACCGGCGCAATTCTTTAGGTGGATAGGAAGGATGCACGATCGTCATCACGTCGGCGCTTTGGGTAAATTTCAGGCCGAAAACATCATTTTCTGTATAAGGCGTCGCCAGCTCGTAAATCACATCGCCGGTGGTCAGCACCAGGCCGCCGTCTTTGATGACGCGCATGTAATTGTGACCAAACTCCAGCGCATAGGTCTGCACCGTCGAAAACTGGAAAGGTATCAGGCGACATTTGCGATCCGGGTATTTCGCCGCGGCGATGAACTGCGTGCCCGGGCGGTTCTCTACCCCGCCATACTGCCGCACAATAAAGTTATCGCACTTGCGCAGCGCCACCTGGTACTTCGCCATATCGATGCGGCCATAGAGCGATGGAGCAATTTCGCCACCTGAGAAGCTCGGTTGTATCCAGCTAACAGCCATCAGCACATCCTCGCTACGGTAAACGGATCGTCAGGCATTTGCGGTTCCTGCGATTCGTTCATGCTGTGAGAGCCAGCACTGAGGATGATCCGGCTATACATGCTCAGGGCATTATTGCCGAGGTCGGCATTACCCGTGAGAACCATGTTAATAGCCGCGGCCAGGCGCCAGGATAGAGCCTCCTGGAAGATGGAATCGAACATGTTCACGTCGGTGATGCGGGCAACATACCGAAGCCAGGCCTGCGGCAGATCGGTGTAAATCAGTCGCCCCGTGCCGGCGCTATCCGCGCCGACCACATACTGCACGCGCATAGCAGCCGTCGGATATCGTACGCCAGGCAGCGGGATCTCAATAATACGGAGGCAGTCAGTGGGATAGGTATACGCATAATCCCAGTCCTGCGGCGGGTTGTTGGTGTCAGCCAGCGCGATATTCTTGGTCGCAAAATTCCAGTCAAAATCGGCCAGGACAGCATCGCGAATCGACTCGTAATACAGGGAGCATTGCCCGGCTTCTTTGCTGGCTTCTTCCAGACTGTTGATGCTCCGGTTATTACCGATGTTGCTCAGCGCCCGGTTGCAGATCTCAATGACAGAGGCCATTACTCGCCCCCTTCACCGTAAAGCGTCTGCGCTGCCGTCTTCGGCGCCTCACCTGAAACAGGTGCCAGCGCCATATCGGTGATTTGCAGATCCGCGCTGCGGAAAGTGCCATCGTCGCCTTCACGCGCCGAGATACCCTTAATCACTGCTTTTGCGGTGATCATCACCTCAGTGCCTACATTCTGCGGCGGGGCTTTCAGCTTATTCAGGGTGTCATTGTTCAGCGTGATGCACAGCCCCCCACGGATATTCGTCACGGGTTTTGGTCTCGCCGCTTTCATCCTGTAGCTGTCGGTGCCGGTTTTGAGATTGACCATTTCCATAGAACGCTCCTACAAGAAAGGGGCCGAAGCCCCCTGGTTTATTCTGAGGCTCAGACGCCTAAATCTTTTCGCTTTTCGGCGATCTTCTCGCGCAGCGTTTCGGCTTTGGTGTTGTGATGAGGCTTCTCGTTAAAGAGCAGCTCGTACTCTTCGCGGAGCTTATCCAGCTCGTCATCGCCACCACCGCCTTCGTTCAGCGGCTCAGGTTTAACGACGGCGGGAGCCACAACCTTTTGCGTTGCCTTCGCCTTTGCTTCCTTTGCCGCTTCGTTCAGCGGCTCCAGCGCTGAGCCAGGCACCCCGTCATACTCAATCTCTGAACCCTCAGGCCAGAGGTTGTTATGGATATGGGACAGACGCAGCACGCGGTATTTTGCTTTTTCAGCTGACATCGATACCTCCTTAGCCGGTCACTTTAGAGCGGGTCGGGTACGGGGTATTCGCATCAACGTCCAGGTTGATACCGGAGGTGAACGCGCCAGCAGTCAGCGGGCCGGTGGCTACGGAGTAGTTCACACGCAGATAGCGCTGAACTCCCGCAGGTACCTTCGCCGACACAACGCGCTTACCAGCTTTAAGCGCTGCCAGAGCCAGGGCTCCGCTGTCATAAATGGTCGTCCAGGTGCTGTTGTCCGGGCTGGTCTGCAACTGCACGTTGACGGTGGCGGCGCCAGCAGCGGTAGCCGTAGTGTTAACGAGAGCCCAGAACTCCAGCGGATAACCAACGCCGATATCACGGCGGGTGCCGTCGACAGGCGCCAGGTCAATCACATCGGTAGAAGCAGCAGTAGCCGTAACCGCCTGCGCTTCGGAGAACATCAACAGTTTGTCGAGGATCATCTTCATTTCTCCATTTAGCAGCCCGTTACCGGGCCGCTGGTTATAGTCAGGGGTTAAACCACGCGAGCTTCAGTTTCCAGAAGCGCATCGGTTTCGCGAATCGGAACGCCGCGGAAACTGGTCCACCAATCGCCTTCAGTCTCTTTGACGCTAATCGCCAGAGAGGATTTCTCCAGAGATTGCAGGTCAAGAGCCTGGGCAACGGTGCGGTTCATGTAGAACACCGGGCGCCCCATGCCACGGTTAGGGATGCGATGCAGCGATTTCACCATGAGCTTGGCGATGTTCGCTGCCGCTGCAGGATCTGACAGGTCGCTGATATCGATGTTCGCGATGCGCACAACGTAGCGCCAGTCACGCAGGCAGAGACCGTTATCCCACTTATAGTGGGTGCGGTAGCCTTCATACTGGCCGCCGCTGGCATCTTTCAGAGTCTGCTGGCCTTTATCTTCCATCTGCAGGCCTGCTTTCTGGCCTTTCGGGAAGATACCGTGAACGGTGTTTTCGCCCCATACAATGAGCCAGATTGAAGTGTTATCGGTGCCAGTACCGCCGGCGTCGATAATGTTTTGCGCGTTGGTAGCCGTCAGGTCGGAGTAGCGAGAAGACAGGCCCATGAACTGCTGCGGGTTAACGCTGGAGTCGCCATAAAAAAGCGTTTGAGCCATCTGCTGATTCATCGCCTCGAGGAAAGCGCGATCTTCTGACAGCCGAAATTCAGCGGTATTTCCGTTCAGATCTGCCAGAGATTTATCAATCTCCGCATAGGTTTCCAGCATGCCAATGCCATCGGTAACCTGCACAGTGGTCGATTTGCTCGGCTGGACGCCGTAGTTGAGCAGACGCCAGGTCGCCGACGGCAGGCCAGAGCGAATGGTCGTACGATGACCGGTCGGCAGGTTGCCTTCAACGATCAACATGTCCTGCAGGATCGGGTTGGTTTGGGAAAGGAGTTCGATAATTTTATCGACTTTCCCGTTCGGGTCGATGCGCTTACCCCAGTCTGCCAGCGTCAGCGCAGTAATGCCTTTAACAGCCATGGTTATATCCTCTCTTATTTGCCATAAAGCACTTCGGCCGCACTACGCTGACCGCTTTCTTTTCCTGTCACCACGCCATCTTCTGACATGGCTTTTCCTACTTTGACGAACGCCTTAACCAGCTCCGGGTGATTACCCAGCCCTGTGCCGTTCAGATACTCTTTCAGCGCCGGCGTGCCGAAGGTGTCCAGGGCTCGCTGAGCAACACCGAGGTTGGCCGTCAACTTATCGCCGCCGATCTCTTTATCGGCCTTGACGGTTGCTGCCCATTCTTCAGTTTGTGCCTGCCATGCATCTGCCTGACGCTGCTGCACACCGGCCAGAATTTTCGGGTATGCATCCACCAGCTTCTGTGCCTGCTCATTGGTCAGGTTCAGTTCACGGGCAACCGGCTCGAAGTCCTTCAGCGCTTCAGCGTCCAGCTCGACGCCCTCACCTGCCTGGAATTCGTATTTCTCCGGCGCGCCTTCCTGCTTCTGCTCTTTCTCGGTTTTTTGCTGCTCTCCGTCCTGGTTATCAGCCTTTTCTTGCTGGCCTTCACCATCAACGGAAGGGTTTTCACCATCCTGTTGTGCAGGCTGATCGCCCTGAGGGGCAGAACCTGTGCCTGTTGCAGATGGTTCAGATGCCGCCGGCGCAGCGCCGCCATCAGCGGGCTGCTCATTGCAAAGACGGCGGTGTAACAAACGTTCAAACAAAGTCATTGCTCATCCCCTTAAACAGGAATTGTTTTGGCTTTCAGCTGCGTAAGGACAGCATTCAGCGTGGTACGAAGAGCCGCGGCATCATTGAGAAGCGCGTTGTACTTCGTCACCAGGTCGTTGTGATCAACAAGGAGACCAGCCACATCGCTTGCACTGGATGCGGTATCTGCGGTTGCGGTAGCTGCCGCAGCGGCGGCAATGGAGGCTCCGAGCTTTACGCCACCGTAGTCAGTGGTCGTGGGCGCGCCAATTACCGCCGGCGCCGGATCGGGAACTTCAACGATCTGCTTATTGCCATCGAAACGGACTACGCGCTGTTTTTGGATCTGAGTCATTTGATTACCCCATTAGCCTCTGCGGCCATCTTCAGATACTGTTCAGGGCAGTGCGCCATGACGCGCTGGAACAAAGCCAGCGCCAGGTTGCGCTGCCCCTCGTTGAAAGCAGTCACTTGCGGATCACCGGCAAAGCAGGCAGAAAACACCTTGCCCTGCTCCAGTACCCCCCAGATAACCCGGCGGCCCTGCTCGCTACCCATGACGAAACGGATATCTTCAATGTCACGCTGTTGAAGGATTTCCTTCTCGCGTGCCGATTCAGCAGCCAACTGGTCATCATCAAAATCTGTCATTGCTGACCACCTGCAGGAGCACCTGCTGCGTTAGAAAGCGCTGTCAGTACGCTGGGATCCGCCGTCTGCGCTTCGCTGAGGGTCTTGGCACCCTGAGCGGCAGCCATGCCCATAGCCACCATTTGCTGCTGTTGCTGCTGCTGAGCGCGCTGCTCGCGAACCTGCGCAACCTGTTCCTGTGGAACGATGACTGTCGGCGAGACGCCGGACATCTCCGCGAATGCATCAATGGCTTGATCCACGTTGAGTTTGTCCAGCGCTTCCGGTTTGGCCTGTGCCAGCTGGCCAATGAAGCCGACGGTGGATGACAGGCTGGATAGCCCAATAGATTTCTGCGCCTGCGCCATCACCGAGATGTACTCAATGCGCAGCGGCATACCCTGCAGGACATCAGGCGGCGGCGGGAGAAGGTTTTTTCTCGCCATGATGGAGAAGGTGCGGTCGATAAGCGGGTTCAGGCATTCGTCGTTCAAGCGCTCAAGAACAGGCCCAAGCATCAGCAACTTCTCTTCTTTCATCTCGATCACCGCTTCAACCGGCATCGAGCGGGTATTGATGTTCTGCAACATCATGAAGAGGTCGACAAAGTAGGCGCTGTTGATGATCTGCCGGGTATCCTGGATATCAGCGAGCAGGTCGGCGGTATTCGGGTTAACCAGATAGGCAGGCTTAAATCCGTCCTGGCCGGTGACCTGATCGATATAGGTGATATCGCCAGGCAAAAGGGAAACGCGCTGGTTGCGGAGTGATGACGGGCCAACCATCGGCGGGTTGGTGGCCTTGTCGATCAGCTGGCTTTTGCGCTTTTGCTCCAGTTGCAGAGCTTTAACCTGGCCGAGGGCGATCATGCCCGGGCAGGATGAGCCGTATACGTCCTCGCCGTTCACTTCCCAGCGCGGCGCCATAATCGGGAATTCATCGAAACCAGACTCACGCAGCAACTTATCGCTGTCGCCTCCAACCTCGTAATAAACCGATTTGACCGGCTTATTTTTGCTGTTGAGCTTGGCAGTATCGCGGTCGATGTTCGGATAAACGGCATGAATAACTTCGATCCAGCTTTCGTAGTTGCCGGAATCCCACATGCCCTTCACTGAATCGCTGACGTTATTGAGGCCAAACTCCATTACCAGCTGGCGCACCGTCATGGAGAATTTGCGGAAACAGGTGTCAACGCTGCCGCGCGCAGAGTTCGCCATGTAGTAACTGCCGATCGGAAACATCATCGTGCGGATAACGTCGCTGTCATCTTCCAGAACAGCCATAGCGCCGGTGCTGTAATTCCCCAGGCTGGCGTAAAGCAGAGGCAGTGACTGGTAGATATTGGATTTGTTGAACACTTCGTTCATGCGGCGCTGAACGACTTCAAGCCACAGTTTCACTGGGCCGTAGTCCATCATGTCAGGGTCTGGCGTTGCCAGCTTGAACCACGGGCGCGCAGGAGAAGTGATCCCCGACATCATGCCGCTCGATAGCGTGCGCGCTGCCAGGGTGGCGGTAGGGTCAACAATTTTCGTATTGCGGCGGTCATCCCGGTTTACATCAGTGACCAGGAAGCGGGAGCCACGCGGATTGATGAAGTCGCTCAGTTCGCGCCAGTGCGGATCGAACGATGAGCGATCATTAGTGAGCTGTGCCTGCTGTTTTTGCAGTTGCTCTTTCAGGGTTTCCGCTGCCATCTGCCGCGCTCCAGTTACTGACCGAGCAGCGTTTTGCCGCTGGTATTTGCGGCGGAGGTATCACCCTGCGCCCCGGTCAGCAGCGTAGAACTACGCCCGGCGGCCGCACGGCGCCGCCTGGTTTCTTCATCGCGGGAATCGACTACAGCCTGATCCTGTTCCTGCGGAGCCGCCTGAACTTCTGGTGCTGCAGGTACTGAAGGCTTGCTGCCAATGCACATATCGATACTCCATACGCGTTTAAATTATTACCAATTTAACCACATATGATTTATTTGTCGTAGTGTATTGACCTTTTGACGATAAATTATTACCTTTTTGGTAAACACAACATGAAAGCGCACCCCATTCCATTCCATTGGTGGCTTTGTCGTTACTCAGATGGCGGAGTGCGCTTCCAGGTGTGAAAGCATCCGGCGTATGGCACATGCGTCGATAGCGGTCCGGGGGCTCCTTGGTACATGGCCCAGCGGGTAGCCGGAATGTGCAAGCCATGCCCTGCATGCACGACAGCGACTCACCATCGTGGCGGTTCGGTGTGACACCTCGGAAGAGACGAGGATGCAACGATGAGAGCATTGGCGGAAGCAACGCCTCCCTCTCCGGGTGGTCCACTGTGGTAATCAGTGCTCTCTTCGTTGTGGCATTAGCTCAGTTGGATAGAGCAACCGCCTTCTAAGCGGTTGGTCGCAGGTTCGAATCCTGCATGCTGCACCAGAATCACGCCTCAGGACCGTGATACCCGTAGTTCAAGTGCAAGTTTGGCGGTGGCAGTTATTCCCTTTCTGACCACCGCCCTTTTTACAGCAGGACGCCATTGCGATGACTTCATGCTGTAAACCCTGTGACACCCAGCCAAGGACGGCACTTTCCATCATCCCTGTTTCGCCCGGTTTGTCCGGGCATTTTTTTAAGGTGAATATTATGAAAGTTTTAGATTGCTTAGTATTCAGGATGCCTACCTGGCCAGTTGGTGACGTAATGGGCATAACACAAAATGCTGCTGGTGAATTTGTAAAATTCAATACTGAAGGTAAAGCCAGTAGCCTTTGTCATATCGCTCTGGAAGGTCTCCCCATCCTTGAGGATAATGGATGGATTGTTTCTAAGGACGAATACTTAACGGCAAAAGGATATACGGCTAACCAAAGATTTGTAAAAGCGGCAGAGCCACTCATGAAATACTTGGCGGAAAACCATAACCCTCATGCCAGTATCATTATCACTAGCACTACTGCTGAGTTAGTAATTGGCGAAATGATCCACACTACAGATGAATTTTTGAAAGATTAACGCCGTGACATGTCACAATCAGCCCACCGATACGTGGGCTTTGTGTATACTGCCTGAATGGGATAAATAAGGACCGAATATGCAAGAGCAACACTTCTCACACGAAAACGAGTTGTTAGCAATGGCGCCGCTTAACGCTGATGGTGATAACCAGCTTTTCAAAAAGCAACGTGTTCACCTTACTGGTGCGGGATACGTGCAGTGGGATTTCATTCTGCATGATGGGAGAGACTGGCATTTCAGGCAGGAAAAATTCCATCTTAGAACTGAATTTCAGTTGAGAGAATTTAAGCAGGTTGTGCGCGATGAGCTAAGGCAAATTATTGCCAGGAGAATCGAACAAGCCCGCTAATGCGGGCTTTGTTTTAAATATACAGAGGACAAAAATGTCGTCTGGAACTAAATCAATACCTTATAGAAATTAACTGAGTAAAATCAGCAACTCTCACTTATTTTACTTGCAGCTCACCAGGCGCAAATTTTCGCCCATTGATTTAAATTGTGTTATTGGTATTCTGAATTGCGCGGTACATTCTCGATATGCTGGCGAGACGGGGCAAGAAGGTGGCTGTCGTCAACCTGCCACAGATGGATATCAGCACCATCTACCGCGCACTACCAATGGCCCGCCGAGTGTGGGCTTTTTTACGCCCACGGGTCGTACTCGCTGATCACGTTGGGCTGCTTGCCGCCGGCAGCAGGGAAATCTGAGCGCTTAGTCACCGGGTATGCGAATGTCAGAAGTAGCGCATCGCCCTTGCCCGGCGACCGACCCAGACGCTCTTTGATATCCTCTTTCGGCTCCATGACGATCTTGCCGTCCACCCTCACCTTGTACTCTGCCGCTGACAGGTCGTCCGCCGTCTCCTGGTCGTCAAGCGCACCGCCGAGCTTGAGCCACGTCTTGCAGGCGTTGAACATCTCTCCGCGCTTATTCAGCATCTGAGGATCTGCCGATGCGCCGCCGAACGGCACAAGCTGCCAGGTGCGGCCCCAGCCGTCACCGATGGACTTCAGCCCGGTACCGTAACCGAAGTCGATAAACACCGCGTCAGCCTGGTACTGGTCCTCAAAGTCGGCGATTCGCTTCGCCATAATCAGATCGTCGGTGGTCTTATTGCCGGTCCACAGCACTTTGCTGTGCAGCCCCTGGCGGAGATAAATCACAGCATCATCCACGCCGGAATAAGCCGGGTCGACACCGATTATCCGCGGGGCGTGCGCCACCTGCGCAGCGGTCACAACGCGCTTCATTGCCTCGTCAGTCAGCCCGGTAGGGATGAACTGCAGCTCTGACGCATCTGGGAAGATCCCGCGCACGCGGACCTTCACAAAGTCGCTGTCCTCGCCGTAGTCGTCCACCCATTTCTGCAGCTGCTGCTTGTTGGTACCTTCCACGGTGCGGGAATCGATCTGCGCGCACTTCCAGCGATGCTTGTATTTGCGGAAGCATTCCCGGAATCGCCCGGTGTTACGCGTCGGGTTACCGAACGCCACCCAGATAATTTCGGTGTCCTCGTCCGTCAGCGCGCCTTCGGCCACCTCCCAGACCAGATCAGCGATGTTGGATGCTTCGTCGAACACCACAACGATACGCTTACGCTCGTTGTGCAGGCCTGCAAACGCCTCGGTGTTATGCTCAGACCAGGGAATAGCATCGGCGCGCCAGCGTTTGTCGTGGCCAGGATCGTTGCTGTACATCGCGGTGGCGGTGCAGGTGAACCACTCTTTCGTGATAGCCAGGTTCGACCATTTGATAATCTCCGGCCAGGTCTTCGTGCGCAACTGGTTGTCGGTGTTGGCGGTCACCACCACCTTGCAATCTTCACAGGTGGACATGGCCCAGTTAATCAGCATCGAGATGAACGCAGATTTTCCGATGCCGTGGCCGGATGCGCGGGAAATCATCAGCGGCTGGTGACGTGTCGCGGGATTCTGCAGGTGCTCGCCTATCTCGCGGAATGCGTCAGCCTGCCATTTGCGGGGGCCGGTGGCGTGCGACAGCTCTGTGCCTTCCTCGCCCCACGGGAATGCATACAGCGCATAGCCCAGCGGGTCATACGTGAACGAGGCGATATCCTCGACAAGCTGCTCTTCCGGAGACATGGCTGCGGCTGTCATTCTTCACCACCAGCCTGTTCTTTGACGCGGCGCCGGGCAGCGGCCATGCGGTCGGCAATGGTAACGTTCACATTAACTTCCATGCGCTCTTTGAACGCGTTAACGTCGACGTGCTTGCCGATGAGCTCGAGGTTTTTCACCTTGTCGGGCCATTTCACCTTCTTCAGGATATGCTCGACATCCTCAACAGAGAGATCAGCCTCGCCATTCTCTTTTTGCAGAGAAGCCTGGGTCGTCTTGATGGTAGCGATATCCATAGCACTTAGAGAGGTACGCCAGACCTTAGGCCATTCAGCGATTGGCTTCATCCCGCCGTCATCATTCAGGATATCAAGAACGTCCATCTGGTCTATTTCCACCAGGCGCAGCAGGACATAATCAGCGCTGACACGCAGGCGCTTGTTGCGGTCTTCCATCAGCTCTGCAATTCGTTTCTGAATACGCGCATCGCGCATGTTCTGGCTGGCAAACTTGCCCGCTGTGTTTGGGGAGTACCCGGCGTTAATTGCCGCCTGAGTCTGATTCTCAGGGCATTTCACATACTCCTGGCAATAAGCCTCCTGCTGGACTGTCAGCGGCTTGAACTGCGTTGATTTGCGCTTCGGATCCTTTGGCATGGTAAACACCCCGAAAATAATTACCCTTTCGGTAATAATACCATGCCACCAGCGATGTTACATGATCGGAATATCATCATCACTCACCCACCCGGCCCGGTTTATCAGGTAGGTAACGACACCCCGCACTTCAACATCGTCCAGGGCTTCCCCTTCCAGCGCCTCACCATCATCAGTGATCAGCGCCTGCCCACGGACGACAGCGAATTCAGTTTTCCCGGCATATGCGATAAGGACATGATCACCCTGCGTTGGCCTGCGGCAGACATCGACGATGGCATAACCGGCGGCAGTCTCCAGGGCGCGACAGTTGGCGTCATACTGACAAAGGCGGGAAACGGTTAGCGTTTGCTCAACGTAGTCTGCGGCAGGTGATGGAAAACCCATGATGACCTCACATAAAAATACTGTATATTTAAACAGTATAATCATGTGAGGATTTAGTCAATATGACGTGACATGTCACAGCGGTAGTTTCGTTTCGTGCCAGCCGTACATCACCCAGCATGCGGCTTCTCCTGAGTGCGGGCAGGATGCCACCGGCAGTTGATCGCCGCACTTGCCGCAGCGGCGTTTGCTGATGGCGTTAATCCTACCGCGCACCCGGGCGTCATCCTGGCGGATCAGCAGCGCGATGTACTCGGCCATTTCGTAGGGATCACGACCAGGTCGCCGGGCGGCGCAGTTCCGCGCCAGCATCTCCTGCTCCTGTTCATCCAGCACCAGTTCAATTTTGCGCTCACCGGCGGCGGACTGCCGCGCGCGCTGCGCGGCTTTGCGTTCTGCGGGGGATTTAGGCACCTTTCACCTCTACGCATTGAACATTATCTACGCTTGGCGAAACGTCATCCCAGGACCTCTTATCATCTGCAACTTTCATCGCCTTAATGGCTGCTTTGCACTGCTCCATACTCTGCATGGGAACCACCTGCATATTCGATGATTGGCTGCTGATGACGAAAATCAGGAAGAAGTACGGCATCATTTCACCTCCTGCGGTGCGGCTGCGAGCATGGCGGAGCGGCATAGTTTCCAGGCCAGGATAATTGCCCCACGTCGATAAGTGGTATCGCGACTATTGCCATTTGGTAGAAGGTGCTCTGGTGGCTCCTCCGGGACCATCTGCACTACCGGCGCTGGCTGAGCGTGGCGATAGAGCTTCGTCCCGTATGGCATTTGCTGAATGCCGACAAGCGGTCTAATCTCTCGCTCCCCAAAGGCTTCGGGGTCGCCATAAATTGAAACCACTTCTGCCACCAGCTCGCTGTCCATTGCGGCCAGCAGATGTTCAAGAGCATCAACTAACGCGCTATCGTAAGAGTGCTCTGCGATGAGAGCGACAACTCGCTCTCTGGTTATGGTTGATTTGGTCATTGGTTGGCTCCCCGTGAAATTTTGTGGCCCGGCGCATAGCAGCGCTGGCGGTCTTTGCTGATGCGCCAGCCAGCTTTGCGCGCCTGCTGAGATATGTCGGTCATATTCCGGCCAATAAAATCAGCCTGCCCCTGCGGATAGATTTTCCCTGACTGACAACCATCACAGTCGCAATAGAGGTCCGCGCAGAATCCTTCGGTTATTCCCATCTACTCAGCCTCCACCTTGATTCCCTGCGCGGTAAGCGCAGCATCGACCTCGTCGGCGTAGTAGTAAGTTAATCCGCTCGATGATTTAGCCAACTTGAATGGCTCTGGCAGCTTCACGGTGCGGGACTCCTGCTGAGTAATCCGCTGCTGCGCCTTCTCCAGCGCCTCTACCAGCGCGAGAACGTTGGCAGGGTTAGCCATAGCGATGAATAAAGCGTCATGTGGTCGCTTTTTGCTTATGTGTTCACAAACCATAATTTCATCGTGATTTCCTCCGCCAACCCCACAGCGACCATCGTGATATTGAAATGCCCTCCAGTTACCCGGAGTCGCTTTCTCTGCCGCCGCTTTCAGGCTCTGCGCCAGTTCGGTGATATCAGTCATGCTGTCGCTCCTTTCACGAAAATTACCCAGTGCGTTTTGTCCGATTTCCCGGTGCGTTGCCAGATGGCCGGCTTCTCATCTGTCAGAGCCAAAATCTGGCTAACCGGTATCTGGGTTTCGTTCCATTTGAAGATGAGAACGCCGTGTGGCCGCAGCACGCGAAAAGCCTCTTTGAACCCAGCGCGCAGGTCATCGCGCCAGGTGTCTTTGTTCAGGCGACCGTATTTCTTACCCATCCAGGCGTTTTCGCCAACACGCTCCAGGTGCGGCGGGTCAAACACGACAATGGGGAAAGAGGCGTCAGCGAACGGCAGCGCGCGGAAGTCGGCGATAATGTCCGGGCTGATAACCAGGCTGCGTCCGTCGCACAGGGTGTGCTGCTCAGCACGGATATCACTGAATACAGCGCGCTCATCCTGTTTATCGAACCAGAACATGCGGGAGCCACAGCACATGTCGAGGATGGTTTGTTCGGTCATTTGGCCCCCTCGCGCAGCTGCTGGGAAAACTCACGGAGTTTGAACCCGATTACTCTGGTACTTGCCACTGTATCGACCCGGTCGAGCTCTACCGCGGCTTCATCAATGGCATCAGCCTTAATCCCGTCCAGGAAGGCGTCGGTGGCGGAGGTTTCTGCGTCAAGCACAAACTGAAATTCATGAAGCGTTTGCCCATCCATGAAATCGCCGGAATAAAAATCGATAGTGGCATTGTATTTTTGGTAAACCTTGGATGCTTCGTTGAGTAATTCGCGACCTTTCAACTTCAGCGCCACATTCTCCGCAGCCAGCTGCTGGTACGCTTTCGCCAGCTTCAGGAACTTCTGCTCTCTGATCGACAGCTCGCCTGCGCTCTCCAGGGTGGCGATGAGCTCGTTTACTGTTTCGATATTCATGCTGTCACCCACTCGATCGCCAGATAAGCCACATACAGGACGGCGATGATTGCCACCCACCCAATGATGTTTGCCACCATCACGAACAGCAGCAGTGACCGCCGGCTGTAATTCACGAAATCAAAATCCATACTTACCCCCGATTACCCGTTTAACTTATTGATTCAATTGATATCAATGAAGATCGTTGTTTTAGAACTCTTCGACCCTCCACCCGCCGCCGGCTTTTGCCGGGAGCTTCGTTACTCCGATGATCCGGAATGGGTACTGGTCGGCGGCGACTTTGGTTTTCACCCTGGCATCGTCAGTCCAGAACCCTTTCACCTCATGCAATTCCATCTGGCCGTTTGCCAGCATCACTGCGAAGTCAGGCGTGTAGAACGTGTTGTCAGCCAGACGCAGCTTGATGCCTTCGAACCGGTACCAGGCGATTTCCCCGTAGCGCCTACGCAGTTCAAGCTCTTGCGCATACGCCGTTTCGGTTTTGTTCATCTGGCCAGCTTTAAGCCGGCCAAGTGCCTGTAGTGTCTTTCGCATGATTTTTACCTTATTGGTAATTTATAACCATAAACGGATCAATATCAATAGTCTTGCGCATATTTTATTACCTTTTTGGTAAACATTAAGGCGTAAAAAAACGCGCTTCCGCGCTGCGCTGGCTGTCAGGGTGCCGGGCCTCCCCTGAATCCCGGCGGGATCTCAGTATCCGGACGGGATATGGTGTTCACATCTCGCTGCCCAGAGCCGCCTTTCAGCTCGAACAGCCCTTTCCAACCTTTCGCCATGCTCTGCTTCACAATCTGCATCTGCCTTGTGTGGTTGCCACCAGACAGGTTAATCAGTTCGGTGATTGCTGCCCCCTCGCTCCGTTCAGTTGGCGCATAGGCTTTAAACCGCATTTCTGACCTGTAGGCCTTCCACTCATCCCAGGCTTCGGCATTGAGTTGGTCAGGATACGGATAAGATTTTTTTGTCTCCCTCCCCCTTGGGGGGTTAGGGGGGATCTTATCTTTTACTTCTTCCTCTTCCTCTTCCTCTTCCTCTGGTAACGCTTTTTGTAACGCAGCCAGCGTTACTTTCTGCGTTTCATTTTTTCGGTGTGCTGCAACCCTTCTGTTTGTAAGTGCCCGTTTTTTAGAGCTTTCCCCATTATGGCGCTCAAAGTTGGGGAGAATAAGCTTGTTGCCGTCGTAGGCGAGCCAACCAACAGCGATCAGTGCGTCAGCGAATCCTGTAATAAAAGCGATACGGTCAAGCACTCCTTTTGTAACGCTGCCAGCGTTACCGTCAACAGTTTGCTGATCTGCCCATGCCCATATGCGAACGAGCTTACCGAGTACCGCATCGGGGTCGATATTCAGGATTTCCGCTATCTGGAAAATCTCAGGCTTGTCTGGTGTGATCACCTCAACTTTTATCCAGCTACTGGCCATCCTGCACCCCCATATAAGCGCGAATGAAAGCCGCTGCGGCCTGGGCGTTTATAGCGTTACCGTACCCTTTCAGGCGGCCGACGCGGTTGCTGCTTGCCACTCTTGCCACCCCGGGCTCGACTCGTCCCATGCGTGCGGCAGACCCATTAACCAGCGGGAATGTGCCGGGTTCAACTGGACGCCATTTTCCATCTCGACATAGAAGCCAGTCAGCATCTCGCCAAAAACCGTTAACCTCAAGGGGCCGGTAATCCCCGCGAAGTCCTGCAGACGCTGCTGGGTCTTGCTCCCGTCCTGTCGATGCATGTTCATGGCCGCATCCACTGATGGCGATCGAGTGTTGCTCGTTGTCGGTGTTGGCCATCCCGTCATGAACGCCTGGCGCGGCAGTTGGTCCAGTCGTTCCTTCCCGTCCCGCTGCGCCGTCATTCCCGCCGAGTCCTTCCAGTCGCGCGACGTTGGCGTTACCCAGCCCGCCATTCTCGCCGCCCCTCCCAATGTCGATCCCCTGTTCGGCGCATTGGCAGCGGCACCCAGCCCCCTGACCTGGTTGTTGTCGATCGTGGTTGGAGTCGGCCAGCCGGTCATCATCGCCGCCGTTTGAATATTCATCCCTACCTGGCGCCCTGACGTCCCCGCGCCGGTCACTGATGACGCTGTAGGCGTTGGCCACCCAGTAGGCCCGCTCTCTGATGTGCGGCGCGCCGATGCCCGCTGACGTAAACGGCACAAGCCCGAAGGCGTATCCCATTCCTTCCAGGTCAGCTTGTACAAGGTCGAACCAAGCATTTGCGATACCTGCTGCAACCTGTTCGCCAAAGACATGCTGAGGTCTGCGCTCGCTGATGAGATGGAAGAAGTGGGGCCAAAGGTGCCGCTCGTCAGCAAACCCATCGCCTTTACCTGCCGCGCTGAAAGGCTGGCACGGGCAGGAGCCAGTCCAGACCGGGCGATCGTCAGGCCATCCGGCGAGGCGGAGGGAATGGGACCAGACGCCGATACCGGCGAAAAAGTGGCACTGGGTAAATCCTCTGAGGTCGTCAGGTGTGACATCTTCAATACTCCGTTCGTCAACTTCGCCCGGGGCGATATGCCCGGCGGCTATGAGGTTACGCAGCCACTGCGCCGCGAATGGGTCGATCTCGTTGTAGTAAGCTGAAGGCGTCATGCTGCCTCCCTGGCCTTTCTGGCTGCTTTCAGACGCTCCGATCTCATCTGCGCCTGCCGGCGCGCGCGCTCGTTATTGCACGTAACGCACTCGCCGCTGATGGTGTAACGCTCGCTGTCATGGCCATGCTTACACGCCTTCCCCGTGTAGAACCGGGTGAGCCCCTGTTCAATGGCCTCTCGCTGGGTAATTCGCTTCATCGACTTGCCCTCTTTCTGCATTTGTCTTTGGTAATTTTGCAGCAAGCCAAAAAAAGATCAACCGTATTTGGATAATTATTACCAGATTGGTATTCATGGAGAGGCAGGAGCCGCCTGGGGGTGGCGGCGCGGGTGAGTTTTGAGGATTAACGTTCGTGGAACCAGAGGACCAGGTCGGATTTTGCGGAGATCCACTTACGGGATTTGCAGGCTTTAAACAGTCTTTCTAACAGAGGTTTACGTGGGATTCTTCTACGGCCAGTCAGGTGAACCTGAATGTAGTGGCTGGTCGTGCCGGCGTCACTTGCGAACTCTTCACGCTCTGCCGGAGAGAGGTCGAGCCAGCAGCGTTTGAAGTCAAATTTTTGCACATCGCTCATATTTTTTTAGTCCCGGACTAACTTTAGACAGCCTGATTATTACCAATCTGGTGTAAAAATCAATGACTGTTACCTTTTTGGTAAGTTTACCTTTATGGTAATATTCTATTAAATTTAATCAGTTAGGTAACAATTTCAGGCTAAAAAAATAGAAATGAAAAGCATCTACGACATACGACGCGACAACCTCAACGAGATAATCCGGAAGGATTTCGATAACACGCAACTACGGTTTGCCGAGAGATTCAAAAAATCAGCGAATCTCGTTAACAGGTGGAGCAAAGGGACAAAAAATATCGGCGCTAGCGTCGCACGCGAGATCGAAGCTTTCACCAGGAAAGAACGATTCTGGCTGGATGTCGACCATCTTTCTGACAGCCCGATCCTGCCGAAGATTATCGATCCGCAGGAATGGAGCGTAGAAAAGCAGGCAGCTTTTACCCTGGGTGTATGGATGGGAGAGCATCCGAATCTGAACTCAGAGAAAAAGGTTTCGGAAGCGGCCGGCATCGGTCAGGCGACCGTAAATCGCATCCTGAACGTAGAAGGTTCAACCAGCATTGGCGTACTGGCGGCTATCGCTAGGGCGTTCGGCCGCGATGCATATGAGCTGATCCTGCCGCCTGGCAATGCTGGTCTGATTGACTATGACCACCACGAATACGCCAGGCTGCCGCAGGAAGAGAAAAACAAGATCACCGCCTTCATCAAGTTCATCGTCAGCCAGAACCAGTAAGCCTTTAATCTACCTGTCAATCCTGCAATCCTGCCGGGGGGATAACTTCCCGCGCCTCATACATTTACCAAAATGGTAAACTTTTCCTCGTCACATCTATTGACTAATTCGAAAATTGATCAGATTATTACCTTAACGGTAACAACAGGGCGTTGAATTACCAGAAACCCACCACAGGGTGGCTTTCTCATACCCCTGATATTTACCAAATGGTAATAGTGAGGTGTGTATGCAATGGCAAATCATTAACGGCTGGTACTGCGTTACGGCATGCGGGCTGATGAGCTGGAAGTTTCGCACGCTGCCGGAAGCAATCAGCTGGGCGTTCGTCAGCAAACTGGCAGCAAAAACGGAAATGGGTATGGGGGTGAGCAAGTGAACATTCAGCAGATTAACAACCTGAAAAAAATCATGAACAACATCGACGGCGACTACCAGCTTAACCAGATGCTGTACGAGCGCCACGTCGAGCTTATCGACGCGATCAAGTTCCATCAGTTGCAAAAGCCATTCTACGAGCTGGAGCGCAAAGGCGTGCGCAGCGAGATCCTGGAAGAGCTGATGATGAGCTCTGAGTTTGAAGAATGCCTGGCCGCGTATCAGCGGGAACTCACCGGCATCATTGCCAAGTGGGATCTGGCTGACCAACTGGATACGGCGAGGAACGCGGCATGACACCAGGAATTTACTTCGATATCAGCAACGAGGACTACCACGCCGGCGACGGCGTGAGTAAGTCTCAGCTGGATATGGTGGCGCTGAGCCCGGCCCTTCTGCAGTGGCAGAAATCAGCACCGGTCGATACCGAAAAGCTGAAAGCTCTGGATATGGGAACTGCCCTGCACTGCCTGCTTCTGGAGCCGGAAGAGTTCGATAAGCGCTTCATCGTGGCGCCAACCTTTAACCGCCGAACAAACCAGGGGAAAGCTGATGAAGCAGCTTTCATGAAGGATTGCGAGGGGAGCGGGAAAACAGTTATGGAGGCGGAGCAGGATCGTCAGTTGAAGCTGATGCGTGATAGCGCAATGGCGCACCCGGCAGCGCGCTGGCTGCTTGAGGCGGAAGGATTCTGCGAAGCCTCCCACTACTGGACGGATCCGGAGACTGGCGAGCTGTGCCGCATACGCCCGGACAAGCGCCTGAAGAATCACCCTGTCCTGCTGGACGTGAAGAAGGTTGCCGATATGGAGCGTTTCTCGCGCCACATTGAGGAATTCCGGTACCACGTACAGGACGCGATGTACCGCGAAGGCGCGCAGCAAACAACCGGCGATCCACATGGATTCTTCTTCCTGGCAGTGAGCGAAACCATTGACTGCGGCCGCTACCCGGTGCGGGTGTTCGAACTGGATGCGCAGGACGTGGACACAGGGCATGCGCTATACCGCCGGGATCTGAATACCTATCACCAGTGCCGCGAAACAGGCGACTGGGGTGGATTTGAAGTTATTAAACGCCCTGAGTGGGCACGTAAACAGGATATGTACGTATGAGCAACGACATCGCAATCACTTCTCAGCCTGGCGCTACCGTCGGCACCGCCGCGGCAATCTTCAGCCCGGAAGGGATGGATCGCCTGGTGCGATTTGCCACCCTGATGGCTGACAGCAAAGCCACCGTTCCGGCGCACCTCGCTGGAAAGCCAGCTGATTGCCTGGCAGTCACTATGCAGGCGGCGCAGTGGGGAATGAACCCGTTCGCGGTGGCGCAGAAAACCCATGTGGTTAACGGCACGCTGGGCTATGAAGCGCAACTGGTTAATGCGGTTGTCTCTTCATCAAACCTTCTGGCCACTCGCCTGAACTACAAATGGGATGGCGACTGGTCAAAAGTAAGCGGGAAAACCGAAAAATCTCCGAGCCTGACAGTGACAGTGTGGGCAACCCTTAAAGGCGAATCTGAGCCTCGCACCCTGACCATCAGCATGGCGCAAGCCGGCGTGCGCAACTCACCCCTCTGGGAGCAGGATCCGCGTCAGCAACTGGCTTACCTGTGCGTTAAGCGCTGGGCACGCCTGCACGCCCCTGATGTTCTCCTTGGCGTCTACACCCCTGACGAATTGCAGGAGGCAGCACCGCGTGTTGAGCGCGACATTACGCCACCGGCTAGCACCGCTGCGGGGATGAATCAGCTGATCAATTCGCACCCTGATCAGCACCATGAAGAGAAGGCGAAAAAGACTGACGACCGCGCCCCAGAAGACATTCTCTCTGGCTTCTCTTCTGCGGCTATGGCGGCTCGTAACGTTGCAGAACTGGACAAGGCCTACAAATACGCGGCCCACCGTCTGGCTGGTAACCAGGAGTTACTGGACGCTGCCACCGATGTATACGGCATCCGCAAAGACGAACTGAACGAAGTCCCTATGTAATCACCACCGCGGCGCGCCCGGCGCCGCACTGAAAAAAGAGAGGTAACGATGAAAGGTGCATTAGGCAAAAAGGAACTGCTGGCGGTGGTGCCTGTATCGATGAGCACTATCGACCGCATGGAGAAAAACGGGGAGTTTCCTAAGCGTTTCTGGATCACAGACAAGCGCTGTGCCTGGAACAGCGAAGAGATCGAGCGCTGGCTGGATGAACGTCAGCAGAACGGCACAACGGAGTTTGCTGGAAAAAAGCCTCCGGTTGAGCAGCGAGTATTTCGCCCGGTTGGTAACGCGGCGTGACGTCGCTGGCGAGGTACTGGGAAAGGTGGTCAGGATGGTTTCTGTACCTGGCCGCCGTATCCGCCTGGCTGTTCCTGCTGGCGGTCATTTTTCGAGAGGGTTGGATACGATGAATCGGATGGAAAAATACCACGCGGATTATGTCTCGCAGCGCAAAGCGCCCCCTCTTGTCGCCGTAACGCCGGCGGCAATGGAGATCGAGCAGCGCGCTATTGCTCGCGAGAAAAAAGGCCAGTACCGCCTGGCCGCTCGCCTCTGGCTTGAGTGCATGGATGCGGCCACTGGCGAGGTTGAGCGGGCCCGTATCGCTATACGCCGCGATCAGTGCATTGGCCGCGGGAACCGGCTTCGCCAGGGATGCTATGCCGGGATCTGCGCCACCGCCGGGGTGATTTATGACTAACCCACACGACAGCATTCGCGTAGGAAATATCACGCTGGTTTATTCGTCCGTGCGCCGTGGCTGGCTGGCCCCGGGCGGGCAGGTTATCCAGAACCCGCTGAAGGCACAGCGCCTGGCTGAGCAACTGAATAGCAAGAAGGTGGCAGCATGAAAGAACGCGGAATGATTTTTAACGGCGAGATGGTACGGGCCATCCTCGACGGTCGGAAGACTCAGACTCGGCGGCCTATCAAATGGAAACAGACTCGGTTCACTGAAATTGGTGAGCGCGAAGACGGTAGCAAATGGCCGTGGAGCGAAGATGCAGAGCATGCTTGCGACTTCTGGCACCCATGCCCGTTCGGCGCCGTCGGCGATCGCATCTGGGTGCGTGAGACGTGGTCTGATGTGAACCTTGATGGTGCCCCTGCTGTGGCATATCGCGCAGATGATGAAGTTTATGATCTGATGGAAAATGAATCGCTCTTGGATGAAGACGGAGCCTTCAACTATCAGGACACTCGAGTATCTAAATATCAATTTGCTGCATGGCATTCCGACTTAATCAGTGGCATTGAGGGTAACTGGCGACCATCTATCCACATGCCGCGCTGGGCCAGCCGCATTCTTCTGGAAATCACCAACGTGCGAGTTGAGCGCCTTAATTCAATGCACGATATCGATGCTATGCGAGAAGGAATTCAGAACCTGACGACATGTTCACACTCCGATTTCGGCATTCCTGGCGTCGTAAATGCGCAACATCCTGTGCGAGCGTTTCAACTGCTATGGGAATCAATCTACGGCACTGACAGCTGGCACGCTAACCCGTGGGTTTGGGTTATCGAGTTCAAGCGCGTTGAAGGCGGTGCGGCATGAGCGGAAAATACACCCTGATCTATGCGGATCCGCCATGGGCGTACCGCGACAAGGCAGCCGACGGTGATCGCGGCGCCGGTTTCAAATATCCAGTGATGAATGTTCTGGATATCTGCCGGCTGCCCGTATGGGAGCTCGCCGCCGAAGATTGCCTTCTGGCTATGTGGTGGGTACCGACTCAGCCGGTAGAGGCGCTGAAAGTCATAGAGGCCTGGGGATTCCGCCTGATGACCATGAAGGGATTCACCTGGCACAAGACGAACAAGCACAAAGGGAACAGTGCGATCGGCATGGGCCATATGACCCGGGCGAACAGCGAAGACTGCCTGTTTGCCGTGCGCGGGAAACTACCGGCCCGCATGGACGCCTCGATCTGCCAGCACGTCACGGCGCCGCGCCTGGAGAACTCGCGCAAACCGGACGTTATCCGCGAGAAACTGGTGCAGCTGCTTGGCGATGTCCCGCGCATTGAGCTCTTCGCCCGCCAGTCGTCTCACGGTTTCGACGTGTGGGGTAACCAGTGCTTGGCGCCGGCGGTTGAGTTGCTGCCAGGCTGCGCAGTGCCGGTAGTGAAGACGGAGGCCGCATGACAACCATACTTTCAAACTTCCTGTGCGGTGCAGCGCTGATATGGCTGGGATACCTTGTCGTTCTGTTTATCCTTTGGGAGCGGCCTACACGTACTTATACGGCCTTTTTTGGCCGGTTATCGATACTTTTCGGCGTTGCGTGCGCGCTGGCAATGGCGCTCAAGGACGGTGCCGCATGAACATTGCCGAAGAGGCCTCGCTGATACGACAACTCGAAGAGGCGCGCGCCATTATCAACCAGAGGAATGGTGAGATCATTCACCTGCAGAGAGAAGCGGCGCGCTACCGTGAACAGCGGGATTCTGCAAACGCGATGGTTAAGTTCCTGCGCGGACTCTTTGAGAATTCTTCGAAGGCGACACAATGAGCCGCCTCCGGGCGGACTATTGTTCATTCATCCACTTTTCAAATGCAGACGGGGAGAACGGCACCAGGTCGTAATGCTCCCCGTTTATCCATGCATCAACCATATTTGCCCACTGCTGCAGCATGTAGGCCCGCTGCCGGGAATACTCGGCCTTGTTGTAAACCGCCCTCACGCCCCTCTGTTCATGCGCCAGCGCCTTCTCTATCCAGTCTGACGGGAATCCCGCTTCATGCAAAAGCGTGCTCGCTGTGCGCCGCAGGTCGTGCACTGTTAGAGGTTGCAGGTTCTCCCCGGCATCCGCTGCAGCAGCAACCGCGCGATCGATGACTGAGTTAAGAGCGGCATTGGATAACGGCTTACTGGTGCTGTAGCGACCTGGCAACATATAATCACTCCCGCCGGCACACATCTGCAGGCCTACCATCAGATCCTGTGCCTGATGCGGAAGGTAGATGACATGCGACCGGCTCCCCTTCATCCTGTCAGATGGGATCGTCCAGGTTCCTTTGCTGAAATCCACCTCTTTCCACGTCGCCATGATGAACTCGGTTTTGCGCACCATCGTGATCAGGATGAGCTTCACAGCCAGTTTTAAGGTTGGCAAAGTGCTGACGGTATCGAGAGACCTGAACAGCACGCCGATTTCTTCCGGCTGCAGGCAACGGTCACGCGGTTTAAACATGGCGATCGCCGAAGGTTTGATATCTGCGGCCGGGTTGAATAACCCGTGCCCGCGGTCATTGGCGTACCGGTAAACGCTGCTGATGATTTCACGCGCCTGCACCGCCGTCGCACGTCCGCCGCGCTCGACTATGCGATCGCAAAGATCACGCACCATAGGGGTCGTTATCTCGGACATCATTTTGTTTCCGAGAACAGGCAAAATATCCCTGTCGATAACTGATTGCTTCATAGCCCGCGTACTGTCAGCCAGGACCACATGTTTCATGTAGGCGTCGGTATGTACCGTAAATGTTTCGGCGCCGCGGATCCGTTTGATACCGTCACGCTTCGCCGCAGCCGGCGACTGGCCTGCGTTCAGCAGCTTTTTAGCCGCTATCAGTTCATCCCTGGCTTCGGCCAGCGTGATACCGTCACGACCATACTGACCGATAACCAGCGTCTCCCGGCGGCCGTTAATGCGGTAATCGTAACGAAACGAGATAGTGCCTGAGATCAGCACGGCTACATACAGTCCGTCGCGATCGGAGACCTTGTACAT